CACGAGCTTCGAACGCTTTCATGAGGGCACGATGCTGCTCTGGAGCAAATGCAGACTGCACTTGCGAAGACCAGAACGAGTCACGCTTGAACTTCTCAGAGATCGAGTTGGCAGAGTATTTGTACTGGTCGATCTGGAACGTGAAGTTACCAGTGTCGAACTTACTGTACTTAATAGCCTGACCTTCAGCAAAGTCCGCAGACTCGGCCTGACCCAATCGGGGAATGTTCAGCGTCGTACCATCCGGAAAATCGGTAATCGTCCTGACAAAACGCATGGCGAACAGGTCATCTTGGAACATCCGGGTAAGCTGATTGCTATAGATGTTTGCTTTGATGAGATGTTCATTGGTTGCGACTGAAAAGCCACTAGCCATAGTTTAGTCTCCTTTGGATGATTAAATTGTAGTCAGACGTTTTTCGAAACCACCGTCGTTAAACTTATCGCCTAACGAAACAGCGTCTTTGAACATCTGATCTTGAGTTTTCGGATCGAAGTATTCAGTAGGATTAGTCTTCCGCATCTTCTCGTAATAGCTCCAAGTCCGTTTGTTGACTTGTGGTGCGAAGTGATCGCTTCGCGCAGACGATGCAGGAGGGGCTTGGAAGTTTTCACCCTGACGATTGCCGTCGAGTCCAAGGGTTCTATAAAGAACCTGAGGATGCTTACGAGCAAGGTCATTGACGAAATCTGCCGTCAAACCCAACTGAGATACCTGTTGTTTAAGCGTCTGGGCATAGTTAGGCCCATAGGCTTCTAAAAGCTTGGCCTGAACTGCGTTGAAGTTAGCTTCTTCCTTTTCCTGCTGTTTAGTAGCTTGGATTTTGGATTGCACTAATTCTTCAATCTTGCTCAGATCAAGGGCAGCGGACTTGTCTTCCTGTACGAACTGGGTTCTGTCGTCTTCAGACTGCTTCGGGTTCTTAAGTTGGTCTATAAGTTCCTTGAGTGATTGTCCGGCGTTGTACTCTTCGCGCATACGAGTATAGTCCTGACGGAGTTCGTCCTGACTTTTCTTGAAATGCTCGATGTACAAATCTCCTTCCATCTTTCCCTTCGCCATAGCTTTGATAGCAGCCTCGCGGTCACCATCGTATTTAGCTACGTCGAACTTCCCACCGGGTCCGATGAGAGCTTCAAGAGGATCAATGTTGGAGTCAATCTGAATATGGTCATTCTGATTAGTATCGTCTAAAAGGTTCATATTATTCTTTCTGTGCGTGAACGAAGTTCACTTTCTGTTGGTCCAGATTTATTAGATTTTGTATCTTCCGAAGCATAGCTCTTTGGCCATTCTTATGTGCCTGCTTATAACTCCAATTAGGATTGTCATAAGCTTCGGCAGATATCTCAGTCCTATCGAGTTCTGCTTCTTCTTCTGAAAGCAACTGGGAGAGCCTGTCGAGGACAGGTTTTGATCCCCACAGTGTACTTTCAAATCTCTTCTTAACCTCAGGGTCTTTGAGGTTCTTAGTCCAAATCATCATTGACTTGGACCTTGCACCTGCGGCTGTGTTTGGGCAGCCATTTGTGGTGATAGGTCGAAATCTTCACCCATGCCAGATGCGGTCTGTGTTTGCTGAAGCGTCTGTTCTTGCAACGCTTGAGCCAGTCGTTGTCCGTCTGCTTGTTCAGAGAGAGCAACGAACGGCATGAAGATTTCTTCTTGCTCGACGTTGAACGCTTTCTCAAACAGCTTAGCAAGCTTAATGCTAGACAGATGAGGCTGAACCACAGGGAATAGTTGGCTTTGTGCCATACTAGTTAGATTTTGAATAAGCTCTGCCTGCTCGGCGAAGTGCCTAGCAGCGACAGGCTTAATTCTGCCGATACCAGTGATGTCCTCTACAGAGAGGCTTCTGAAGGTAGCGGCTTTAAGATCGTCATCGAATACCTTGATCGTAGTAACACCGGTGAGGTTACGACGTGCAAGCTCAAGCATAGCATTGAGAACTCTCTCAACGATCTGCTCTTCGAACTGCCTGATCTTATTCTGGAAGACACGGGACGCAGCATTTTCAAGGCGCTGGACTTCGTACTTTGTCTTTTCACCGGGCGTGCGAAATCCCATTGCTTCCTTAGGCGCACCGGCCATCTCTTCCATAAGTCCCATCATCATAGAGATGTCTTGGACTAGCTGTTGAACAGAAATATTAGGTTGAAGAAGATCAACGTCTCCTTCTTCTGAAGTAAATATCTTTTCACCGGGCTGCCAAGTAAAATCTTCGACAAAACCCTTGACCTTCTGGACAGGGTAAGTCGAGAGGTCCATCATATCGGCCTTCATGTTCTCCATGTGGTCGATACGGTACTGCATACCAACGAGGTTAGCCAGCGGACCCATACCCCAGAGGTTGTCTTGACGACGACGCCATGGAGCGTGGAAGATCGGGGGATAACCGAAGAACGAAGGATTGGGTTTCTTACCAATAAGCTTGTGACGATCTACTACAGTAATGACATGGTTTTTATAAAATGTATCAGACTCAGTGTCATACATGTCTCCGTAGAACGTCAGAATTTCTACAGTATCTCCTTGAAGGTACTGCTGGAAGGATGAAAACCCATCCATCTCATACATGTTGTTCTGCTGTTGCCACTCACCAGAGTATTCTTTAGCTTGGGCTCTGATCTCTTTTAGATACTTCCAAAGCTCTTCGTACTCTTCTTGGTTCTGGTCAGTGCTCATACGGCTGAGGATTTCCTTCAACTCACCAAGGCTTACAATGCTCTTGACAATCTTAGGAGAAGATTCGAAGTTCTCAGCAGTAGGATTGAAAACAATATCAAGGGGAGAGATACGACGAACAACAGGACCGATATAACCGGTCTGGATGTTATCGCCTTGGTCAACTCGTTGGTCTACCCAATCTACGGTGACAATGCAGTTACCGTAATCGATGTAATCGAGAATGACTTTATCCATCTCTGACTTAAACGAAGGCTGCTCCATCACCCATTGCATGTAATTGGTAATGGCATCTCTCTTCATCTTGCTGTTGCTGTCCTTCTCATTAGCTTCCCAGAGGACTGGAACACGATTAGGAAATTCAGTAGCAGAGTAGTTAGAGTAGAGATTGTCTCTGATCTGACAAAGCTTAGGAATAGTAGTCTTATTCTTCCAAGGAAGGGAAGAATTAGTGGTCTGGGAAGTATTAGTTGCGTAAATGTATTTACGGACTTCTTCCCACTCTAGAACTGCGTTCTGACGAAGATTGGTCCACAGAATGTAATTATCTACAATACTGCTTGCCATTCTGTCTGGAGAGATTACGTCTTCTACTTGCGTGACTTTACCGGTCATGCTACGCCTCCGTAGCGACTGTGGTAATTATACACTGGTTGTACTTCTTTCTGTCTTCTGAATAAATCTATTGGAGCGGTAGCGAAATCGATAGCTGCTGCAAGAGCGTCTTTGATATCGTCATGAGGAGGGTTAGTGAAAAGAAGCTCTTCTTCTAGAGCTTGTATATTACCACCTGTGTAGTGGTAGATTTGCTGGTTGGCGTACTTGGGTTCGAGTACAGAGAAGATACGCTCTTCTTTACTTCCTTGCCAACGGCTCGGTCTGTATTCATCTACGGAAAGTGAAAGACCAAGAGGACGGATGTAGTTCTCTTTAAGATCGTTTACTAGAACCTGTTGAGCCACTGAAACTTCAGCCCTGATCTTTCGGAAACCCCACTTCTCATACATCTTAAGAATACGCTTAAAGTACTCCGAAGGTTGAGCTGTCTTAAACCTATCTATCTCGAAGATGTAATAGTTGTGGTTGCCGTCTACACCTAGTACAACAATACAAGAATAGTCTGCGGCCTTATTAGTACTATAAGCGAAGTCAACGGCAGCAACGACGTTAAGTCTATTGCCTTTGAAATGCCAAGCGCCGTCTCTACGGCTTAAGAAATTCTGATCGTAATATTGAAATAAGCTGCGGTTAATAGGAGAAGAGTCAACGTCGTGAGGATCGTTATAGTACTGAGCCCGAAAATGTACTTTATTAACGTATTGCGCTCTTTTCTGGGCAAGGATTTTGTCGTCGAATCCAAACCACTTTCCGTCAGAGCGTTGTTGACGAGGCCATAGAAATTCGCCAGTTCCATCGCCCGCGCTTTCAACCGGGTATTCTTTGACTTCAAACAATTGAGTTCTGTCGATAACGTTTCCGTACTCATCGAAACTTTCAACTTCCATCTCTAGCAGAGTTGAATACAAGTCTTTCGGGTGGTACCGTGTTCCTACAACCCACTCACGGGCGTTTACGCTCTCGATGGAGGAAAGAAGACCGTATTGGTCTCTTACCTTTTCTCGGCCCTCTTCGAGGTAAGCGTTTCCTTGAACCACCACGTCATCAAGTACGGCGATATCGCAATGCATGCCAACAATGTTACTAGTGAGTCCAGCAGTGAAGATCGACGGGTCACGGATACTTTCTTCTTTACGTTTAGGATGATCTAATGAGATTTCTCGTTCAGTCCACTTCTCACGCTTAACTTCCTCTTTATTAACCATTTCAGGCCAATACAGACGATAAGTATCGTTGGTAAGAATATCTTTAATGAACTTCAACTGCTTGGTAGCGAGGTTTGAAGTACTAGAGATATACAATACTCGGAGAGTAGGATCACGAGTTAATTCCCACGCGACACGATACGCAATCATTGCTGACTTCATATGGTCGCGAGGAAGCATCAAAAGCTGATGTGTCTTAGCATTAGAGGAAGTCCACCAATTTATTACTTCACGGTGGATGTTTCCTAACATTCGCTTAGGATGAACCAGCTTGATGAATTCTTCTAGAGAACTTTCCGCGAGCTTACGACGCTCGTCGCGTTTATTCTCTAAGTCTGTTTTCTTTTTCATGCTACGTAAGTTGAATCAACTCCGGCAGAAACAATCTTAATTTCGCGTTGGTGTGGATAAACAGAAATTATTGCGTAGTTCAAGGCAGGATACGGAGAACACGTAGTTGCGTGTAGCGTCGCGTACAGAATGCCATTGACCGTAGCAATGTAATTGTCGTGTCGATGTCCACAGATACAACCAATTACCTTGACTTGGCCGTCTGAATTATAAATCACTTAACAATGCCTTTACCATGGGCGAGTTCATCCAATCTCTTCTCCATGTTATTAATACGGTTATCTTGAATAGCCACTTGAGTTAATACTTTGCCGAGTTGACGAAATGCCTCTGTCAATGACTTATGGCTTTCTTGGAGATAATGGATGTCGTGTTTGACGATCATAATATCCCCCTTCATGGAGTACAGCAATGCCATGACTGACCCTGTGACTGCTAGGATCGTCAGAATATTACCGATAGATATTGTATAATCGACGAGAGGCATTTCATAAATTATTCAGCTACAGGAGCTTCTTCCTTTACTTTTTTCTTTTCTACTTTAGCTTCAACTACAGGAGAAGGTTCTTTGGTGATCTGCCGTTCAGCAGCCTGACGGGCTTCGATCTTTTCTCTGTCCTGACTGTCTCGGATTTCCTGAAGGGTTTTGTCATCAACCTTCTGGACGTTATTCATGTAAACTTCACCGTTAGTACGGAGCATGTCTTTGTATTCTGCTTCGGTGAGTTGAAGCTCAGTGAGCTTAACATTCTCTTTAGTGCCGTTGGCATATGAAACAGTATAGACTGGGGATGCATCTGCTGCATCTGCGCGGTCGAGGATTTGAACTTCGCGATTACGGAGTAGTGCCATTTAGTATCCTTTAATTAAATTAGCTAACTTTAGCTTGACATTAGTATATATTATCTGTACAGTGTTTGTCAATGAAAATATTAGTTTGTGGTAGTAGACACTTCAACGATTATGAATTACTTGAAAGGATTTTGAATGAATATGAAATCTCTGACATTATCCACGGAGACGCAAGAGGGGCAGACCGATTGGCTGGACAATATGGAAATAAAAATGAAATTCCCGTACACGTCTTTCCCGCTCAATGGGACTTATACGGAAAAGGAGCAGGTCATATTAGGAATGGTCAAATGCTTCGAGAAGGAACTCCGGAGCTTGTTATTGCCTTCAGAGGACCAAACAGTAGAGGAACCCAAAATATGATCGATCAGGCTACTAAGGCTGGAGTTGAAACGAGGATTATTGAAATATGAAATTAATAGAACACACTGAGTATTCAGGGATGTTTTATGTCCAATGGGACGACGGAATTAGGTCACAACATTTCTATAACAGAACTAGAGCTACAGAGCTTATTAGACGGTTGAAAAAGGGAATTCCAGTAAGTATGGTGAAAATAGGGTATACCACTAGAGATTAGAATGCCTCTATTTCCCGATTATAGCCTCACTGGTGCGTTAAAATAAGTTTTAGGTAGTAGGATACCGGAGAAGAGATAAAACGCATCCTGAGGCAAGCTAGAAAGGAATGAAAATGGAATTGATTTATTTAGTTTACTTAGGAATAGGATTTGTACTAGGATTTATAACTGGAGGGAGTTTTCTGTTGTATTTGATACTTAGGGATGTTGATTAAAAATTTACCGCGATATTTTTTAGGTGTAATTCATTGCCTTCCCAGCCACCCCCGACCCCCTATGGTACCCTCGTACCGCCGATCACATTTTGGTGAGGTGGCATCGAATTGGCATCAATCTTGCTTGCTTAGAACGCTAACACCTTAGGGTTTCACGTGAAACATATGGTTACATCATGATCAATAGCGTTCACACGTAAAGCCTTGGAGCACTTACGGATTAGGCTAGTTAAACCAATAGGGATGCACACGGTATCCTTTAGGTATTCTATCCTAATATATACTTATATACCTATAGAGAATAAAGACTAAGGTTTTTCTAGGTATCTTTTCGGGTATTTATAAATATAAGAATGTATTCCTAAGATAACATCACAGTTACGTGATTAGCCCGGAAACCCATTTGACTTACCCATTAATCCGGGTTAGTCTTTTGATAGTGGCAATGAGGCCACCGAGGAGATACCAATGATTACAACCACACTGAACGTTCCCGCCGTTGATCGGACTGTCACATCCAAGGACAATCAACCCGCTAATGGCATTAAGCTTCCGAAACTGACGGAAGAAGAAATGGCGGCTATCGCTAAGGCTCAAGATGCCTTGGTCGATAAACTCGGCGCAATCGTGACGGATGATGTTAACGAAATAATCGTCACGATTGAGAACGCCCGCAAGGATGCAGCGGCGGGACCGTTCAAGCTTTTGAAATGGTTTATGGAAAACGTTGACGAGGAAACACTGGCAATGTTCCCGACGCCCGGCTCAGACGTTGGCGACAACCCGGACAAGTATTCGGAGCCGTATTTCCGCGATGGCAAGCGGAAATGGAAGGCTACTTCCTTCTACTTGAAGTTTTTCCTGCAACGTTTCCCTGCCGGAAAGGCTATAGCTCAATCGTTGGCTCATATCGCTTTGGCCAAGGATGAAAATGCTAACCCCAATGCTATCCCTGAGAGTATCAGGAACCTTAACCCAATACAGCTTGAAGCGTTGCGGGAAGATTTGATGCAGCAGCAGAATAAGGGCGTCAAAGCTATCCGCGATGCCATTGCTTTGGACAAGCAACTAAAGGCCGTCAACGACCTGCCGGAGGTTGCGGTAGAACCTATCATTGATCCCGATAGCGGCGAGGTTGCTCGCATTGCCAAACCGATTAAGGTTTGGAATGTCAAGGCTCCCGACAATCAATGGAACCTCTATTCGATCAACGGTTTCATGGCGTTTGATCCTGCCAAGGCATCGGAACTTGGCGGAACATTCGATGCCTTGAAACTCACGGCCAAGCGCGTCCGCGAGGAAGATGCAGACAACGGCGGCAGTGGCGACAAACCACAGCCGGTTAACACTAACTCAACCATGGTTGCTCGCATTAATGACATTGCGGAATACATCGCCAACAAGCTAATGGCAGACCGCAAGCGAGAGGCATATGGCATGTTCCTCAAGAATGAGGTTGCTGGCCCGAACGGAGACGACTTGATCTATAACCTTAACGAGATCAAGATGTTTGTGGACAGTGTCTTGAACATTCCGCAAGTCCAGTCACGTCTTGAAATCGTGCAGCGCAAGAAAGATCAAGAAGCGGCTTAATCTGCCAAACGCGGGCCTTACTTAACCGTGAGGCTCGCACACCAATAAGGGGAATGACAATGAAAGCCTCAAACCTTACGCTCTTTCGAACCGCACAAGATACCGCCAAGGCTTGTCGATGGAAAAAAACGTCAGATTATATCAATGGAGAATTAAATCCACACTTTCCCGTTCCTGCTACGGAGCGGACATTCCGGCATTCTTGGGGAAACGATATCGCGCACGTCACTATCTGGCCGAACGTGATGCAGCAACGCATTAGTGACGAACCTTATACTGGTTTTGGGCAGGTTATAACATTCCGGTTAGACACTGGCGAATGTGAAACTAGATACGATGATTTTGATTGAGTGAAATATAAACCTTAATAACCCGCCATAACCGGCGGGTTTCTTTTTGTCTCCCGTATTGTGCGTTGCCGTTATGTTCCCGCCACCGTATGTTGCAGTGCAGTAAATTATGCCGCACCGCAGCATTGATGATAGGTCGGCTGCGGTCCTTAGGGTGGCGAAATGATGATAGGTCGTCGCAGGCATTAGGGTTGTTTTCTGCCGCCACAGTCCGAATAAGTGTTAGACTTCCACTAAGTCTTGTATTGCCCCGGCTGATTAGCAACTAACCTTAGACCTCATTTGACATAAGACTTTCTTCGGTCCATAATATGCATACTAGAGATCGGGAAGAAAAGCCAAACGAAGGGGAAGTAAATGGCACCTGATGAAATTTATGAATTAGCTTTGATAACAGTTTCACGTTGGCAAAGGGAAAAGGCTAACGAACGCAAGGAGTTACCGACACACGGGGGAATGCTATGAAACTAATGCGATGTGAATTGATTGGTCTGCTCCAGCATTACCAATCGAATATATTCACAGCTAAGATTAAAAGGCTGGAAGACCATCCACGTCTCGGACCACCCAAGTCCGGGGCTTTTACTGTAACTTCTGCAATCCGATCAATCGACTTCGATAAAGGTCTGATTGTAACTGAAAACAATCTATATTCGTTTAAGTCGAAAGGTAGGTTCGATGATTGAGATATATCACTTCCAGAACCGTTTTGGTAAACAGTGTGTGTCTGTGTTCGGGGAGAACGACGGAAAAACCATCGATCTTCCTGACTTTGTGCGTGAATATATCGCAGGAATGGACCCGCCAGACTTTCACCTTCCTGTAATTCCCGTCGAAGCTATTATCTTCTTCGATATCGTTTATATCGTTGAAAGACTGTACCACAGAGAAGTTCACGACGAACGTTGTTACGTCGTCTTAGGAGCATACCGATGACGGTCGGCAGAGACGTTCCTTGTAAGGTCATTCCACTGAAGAATGGCCTTCTTCGTTTGGGTAAACAAGGCGTAGCGCACTGTGAACCCGGAATAATGCTATATTACCTATGGCATGAGCCTACGGGACTTTACTGGTTTGAGTGCTACACTGATATGGATTATGCACTCAAGAAAGCAAGTCATACCTATGGCCCAAGGGGCATGGGAGAAGTATCAGAGTGGTGGCGTACCGAGACTAAGCAATGTCAACATTCGTTTAGAACAGAGGATAAGTCATGACTTGGGAAGAACTTAGAGACGTTCTATCGTCTGTCGATCCTGAAGACGCACACGTCTTGAAGCATCCCATTGAAGGGATTGTTTGTGACGACATCTACAGGCTCGATCTTGTCCGTAATATCGTAACGGGCAAATTTGTTTTCATTCCATCATTCCCGGAGTCTACCGATGAATAGAGTTTGCTCAGGCTGCAACCATAGGTTTCAGAAGACCCATCTTCTTCGGAACCATCGTCGAACGTTCCGTTGCGGCGGGGAGTGGAATGAAGTTGTTTATACTCCCACACACTGGTACGCGGGTGCTGGAGACGAGGAGCGTATGATCTATGCTTCACGACCGGGAGCTAGGTTCTCTCCTGATAAGCCAAGGCTTGACGATCCATCTCTCGGCTACTCTGTCGGGGAGACTATCTCTAGAACCCTA